TTGCTTCGAGATAAGTTACGTAACGCATATCGTCGGAATTCCCGTCGCGTCTATAGTCATTATAAATTTCTTCGTGCACTGTGCCGGACATATTAACCTCCAAAGCGTTAAAACTTTTGTACAACGTTTGCGGTACTGCCGATGCAGCCGCCTATAAACTCAAATCCAAAGCCAACTGCGGCTGTTTTGGCATACCGCTGTTGTAAGATGTTTGCCCCGCTTCTTCTGTTTGCAGAGCGCGCATCTTGGTTTTCATTGCCTCAAAAATGTGCAAGCCTAAATCTGGATGCACACAGTTTCTCAAAATTTGACCAGGACAATGATTGCTACCGTAGTACATATTGCCTTTGTATTCTAACCCAAGCCACTTTTTGAGAAGTTCTGTTTTTGCAACAGTTCCCGCCGTTATAAATGCACCCTCGAAAACGGGAGCGATACAATCAGAAATAGAAAAGTTGCTCCAAAAACAGTGGCGGCCAATTAACTGGGATGGCGCAACGAGAAAATCATAATACGGCTTAACATTTTCCACAACAAAAAAGCCCTTAAAAAAGTGTTGCAGAAATAGAACTTCTTGATAAAGCGACATATCGATATATTTAGCCACGTTGTGACGAGTTGCTTTCATCATTCGACTGTGAGATTGACAAGGCGGACTCGACCAAATAAAATCAAATTCTGAATAATGCTCCGATAGATAAGCGTGTGCATCGCCAACGACAACCGTATCTTCTGGAAAAAGCTGCCGGTATACCTCGGCTATTTTCTGGTCGAGTTCCACCGCTGTTACTTCGCAACCCGTCCAGAACTTGCGGTTTCCGCCGATGCCTGCATATAGATTCAGTGTTTTCATGTCTTTTTCCTGCGCGCTCCTATAATTTCAAGGCGGGGCAAATTTCTTACAACTACACGTTATATGCCACTTTTTTCGGTATACTGTTTTTCTATCTTTATACCTGACAGCGGCCTTTTGAAATTGCTCGGCATTTGTAGTGTTGAATAAAAATCACGTTGAAGATGCAGTTTACATTGTTTCATAAGTTCGTTTCCAAAATCAACGCTGTTCATTTTTTTTGCTTTGCAACATTTTTTCCACCATGTCGAAAAATCAGATGATGTTCTTATACACATTTTCCCCTCGGCCTGCCGTTTGCCTTGCGTATGTCTGGCGCATCGGCTCGGACCATTGCTACCCTGCCAGAGATGTGATTAAGCGTATATTGTGCAGGCAACTTTTTAACCAGTTGCTGCGCCCTGGTTCGGCTTATACTTAACCTTTTCTGGTAATCGCTTATTGTCATCCATTCGGTTTGTTTTTTCATAACAATACTAAAATAACACCGTTTATTAAAAAAGTCAACAATTATTTTTTATTTCTTTTCACTTTCTTATTTCCCTGTTTCCAGCACCCGCCGAAGTGGCGGCATTGGCCGTTGATCCAGTGCTGGCACGTTCGGTCAACGCGGCAATTTTGGCGAGGGCGTTTCAACCTCTTATTATCTCTCAACCTTTTTTCGTTGTGCACCTGGCACTTCTTTGGGCATGGTAAAACCGGATCATGGTAACACTCGGAACAAACTCGTATACTGTTCATGCCTTTTCCTTTAGCCTTGGAAACCTTTTTTCTAAATTTTTCTTTTGCTCAACCAACCGCTCGGTAACCACCGCGCCTTCAGGGTAACATTTAATAGCGTCACAGACCTTTTTATAGAGCGCTTCATGGTCGATCATTTCGACAGCTCCTCAAACATTTTTTTCATCGAGCTATATTCCAAGCCGCTTTGCAAGCTCGGTTAAATATTAAAAACTCTTTTTTTATCTTCTTCGTTTGCTGGTTGTAAAAAGAAAAAAGTATTGCCCTTATGAAAACCAAAACACAATCTAAAAGCATGACTATTTTCACACCAAAATAAAATTGATATTTTATTTCCTCTGCCAGTCCATCCAGCATCGCCGTTATCATTACCTGAAAAAAGGTCTGGTTTTTCAAAATGTAAATATTCATATCCACAAACAGGACAACAAACCATTATTTTTTTTTGTTCTTCTTCGCTACCTGCGTGAGTTGATAAAAACATTTTTCTTGTGCATCCTAAAGCATCGTTGTAATCCGATGTAGACGGATCAATGTTTGATTTTCCACTTAAATATTCATGGCAAGCACCGCAAACATCAAGCAAATCTTCAAGAGGTTCATCGTAAATATGTTGATATGATAAATGGTGAACTGCCTCTGATTTATTATTCATGCAACGTTCACATATTCCTCCAGACCTATCCTTTACAGCTTCTTTTTTCAACGCCCACTCACGACTTGCTAAATATACATGATATTTTTCTTTGTCCATTTTTTTACCACTCTTGTCTATTTTGATTTTCTTTAGTAATTTCGGTATACATTCCAGAATCTTTATTCCATCTCATTTGCACCATTCCAAGTTGACCATAGTTCTTAAATTTTACCTTTTTGACATAAATTTCAGTTATATCGTTTTCGAAGTCGCGGTGAACAACTATACCATTGTCAGCTTTGTTATACCAATTGCTCGACCCTGATATGTCGTACAAGGTTGGAACCGGGTATTTGTCAACATCCTTAATCCTATACATTTTTGTCGGGTGAGCAACAACGAAAATGCAAACATTATTTTTTCTTGCGAATTTACGAAGTTTTCTGAGACATATTCCTGTATAGTCGCTTTCGCTCACATCTTTCGGGCGCATGTTTTCTATTTCGTTCCACGGATCAATAACAAGACAGTCGTTTTTCCACGACGAATCAAGAGAAGAAGATAAAATACAGTCGAGGTTTAAATCTTCTTCTGTTGCATTTATAAATCTGAAATGTTCATCTTGAAAATCTAATGCTTCTTGTATTATTGCTTCGTCTATATTTTGTAGCATGCTTTTGCCGTGAAACTTTTCTGCCAGCTTGTTATAATGAATTTCAAGAGGATAATTTTCCGGGCTGAAAATAACAAACTTCCAATCGTGATTTATTGCAAGCAGTGTGATAAAAAAGTCAAGTATTTCGCTTTTTCCATGTGTAGGTATTCCAGTTATGACATTTAAGTATCCTTTTTCAAACCTAAGAAGCTTATCAAACTGATCCAGTTTAAGAAACCTGCCAGCCTCTCTTGGAGATTTATAAAAAGCATATATTTTATCCTTGTAGTCAGACATCTTTACTAACTGCGTTTTAACAACAGTATCGTAATTTACCGGTTGTTTGATTGCTGGTTTTTCTCCGTATCCTTTCGCAATAAAATCATTTGCTGTTTTTACAAAATCTCTATTATTTTCAAGGATAGCATAAACCGCACTTGCTTTATAAATTGTTCCATTGTCAAATTCACTGTTAGACGTAAATACATAAAAACGGTTTGGAACATGGTTCCACGTTGCCGATACTCCTCGCTCTTTTCCTGGCCGACAGAGATAGGTAGTGTCGCCTCGATTAAATATTATTTTCCAACCGTGAGATTGAAGAACGTCAAGAGGAGTGTTTTTACTATCATAATCATCGAGAGGGCTTTTTCCAGCACGATCTATTGGTCTTATGATTTCTTTTGGTGGAGAAAATTCTTTTTCTAACTGATTAAGTGATCGAGCTGAAGAAATTAAAACCTCAACACCTTCTTCAGAAACAAATGGGATATTTAAAAAATTTCCTTTTTTAAGAACGTAATTTTCAGAAGGTGAAATTAAAAAGTATCCACCCTCTCCTCTTGTTTCTATAAGCTCCACAAACCTTGCTTGCTTACCATCCTTATCTAATTCCCCAGGCAATGCTTTTCTTTGTGCAAGTTTGCTATTTCTAATACAAATAGAAGACTTAAAAACAACGTGATATCCACCGCTTGGAGTTTGTTGATACACAAGGTTGTCTAAAATATTTTTATCAATCTTTTTTACTATTTCAGTCCAAGCTTTAAATTCAGATCCTTTGTTATCAAAATCAATAGTTGTTATTCCACCAGAAATATTTCCACCAATACAGGCTATCGGAAGCTTCCATTGGTCTGCTTCTTGGTCCGTTGCTCTTCTTGCCTGGAATGTGGTCCAATTAATAAGTGGCTTTTTAACTGGCCATGCTTCGACCGGAATTATAGATAAGCCGGCAGCAAGATACTTTTTGATAATTTCAAGCATTACGCACCGCCGACATATTTTTTTTGAACAGCTTCTCTTTGCTGTTCATCTAACCATCTTTGTTGGTTTAGATAAGTTGATGGCATTGGAATATATTGACCGTTAGCTTTTCGCCATTGGTCTGTTTGCTTCTGCCAAACAAGAGCAGCCAAGATTACTTGGAGTATTTCGGCGGGGGATGATATTTTTTTCCATATCCTCCAGGCATCACCCTTGCCTGTTTTCTTTGGGTATTCATTCCAAAAAGAAATAAATTCTTCTGAAAAAGTGCTTTCCTTTTTCTTGCTCTTTTCTTGTTCCTGTTCTTGTTCCTGTTCTTGTTCCTGTTCTTGTTCCTGTTCTTGTTCTTGTTCCTTGTCCCTATTGATAGCCTGTAAATAGTCTATTGATAGTCTATCGCAAAGCGACATAACCGGTCTATGGGCACGACAATCATAGGTTAATGTTCCGTATTGAAATTCCAAGAATTTGTTCAAATGGAGTCTTCCATTTTTTAATTTTGTAATTCTTTCGGAAAAAGGCTTAAGGTCTTCAGTTGTTATTTCATCACCTATTTGAAAACTTGCTAATTCTAAATCAGGCTCAATAGATCCGGCTATATCGCATTGAGTGAAAAGCCAGTCCCATAGGCATTTATGTTTAGCGGATAACTTACGATACCAAGGATCAGACCATTTCTCTGTTGATGTAAAGCGTTTAGCCATTGATTACCTAATAAAAACCCCTGGGCTGTCACCGTGATGACCGACCAAGGAAAACACGGTGACGCGCTGGTTTGCAGCGTTGCCCAGAGAATGAATTGTCAGAGTGTGAAATGGTCGATCATACAGGTAATATACTCGGTTTCCGCAACCGCGTCAACAACAATCCGAAAAATAATTCCACGCCACCACTTGCAGCCGGTTCTTTAGATGCGCCGTCCGCCCGTTGTGGCCCGGGATC